TAACGCAAATACGCACCATATACACAAAGTACATATAGCAATACATAATATAATAAAAACCCCTATAATAATAATAAAAGTTGCTGTAGTATATAATAGCTTTAATACAGACCCCGTCAGACGCGTTTGCGCACCAAACCAAACCAAACCACAATTCTGTGTTCAGCTAAATAAATACAACGAGGCAGCAATTTCTCTCCCAGCTAAATTGCAGTAAGCCCTCGCATCTATTAGGAGTTCAAAAATGGCCGAATTAATTTATGACAGTTCAGTGTGCCTCGAAGCAGTAGGGTACTTAGGTTTGATTGATCAACCATCACTTCATGGATTAGCTGAACACTTAGGAATTCATATTAACACTCTCAGAATCTGGCGTAGAAAATATCCAGACTTTGAGAAAGCTGTTCAAAAAGGATTAGCCATCAGAGACAGAGTAAATTCAAATCGTAATCGTCCAGAGAAATATAATAAATTGATGAATAAAAAAGTTACCAAACTTTTTGCAAAAGGCCATTCAGAAAATTCAGTTCAGGTATGTCTGGGAATTTCCGATATCACTTATCAGAAATGGATCAAGCAACATCCAGAATTTAAGGATGCAGTTATATTTGGTAAACAATTAGAGAAGAAGTTTTTTGAAGATCTGGGTCAAGATGCAGTTACAGGTAAACGTAAAAACTTCGACACAAAATTGTACGATATATTAACCAAAAATAGATTTGGATATAAGCAGCAAATTGAACTGTCTGGAGATGCAAATAATCCAATTGTAACCAAAATTGAGATTGAATTTGTCAATTCTGACGATGATGATGAAGATGACCTGTAAAACCGTCATATCAGAGGGCCATGCTTTTTCATTTAAGGTCGATTACGACGTTTTAAGGATCAAAAAACCCCTGGTTTTACAGTGTATTAAAAATGTGGTATTCCGACCTAGTATGTATGGTACGGTTGGGTCCATAAAGATGCCATATAAATTATTAAAAAGGTAACAAAAATCGACAAATTATTTAGAGTATTAAAATTTTTTAGAATTATAGATGACAACAATCTTTTGTCAATTACGAACATATTAATTATGATCGTCGCCTATCTTTTGCTCACCGTTCCTGTTATCACATTTACAGAAGTCTCGACATTATTATTAGGTCTGATAGGCTACCAATTCAAAAGATGGATCGAACATAAATGAAAATTCAAATACCAAAACAATTCCAATTCCTATTTAAGCCACGACGATACAAAGTTATGTACAGCGGTCGAGGTGCTGCCAAGTCCTGGTCAATCGCTCAAGCATTAATGATTTTGGGATTACAAAACAAATTACGGATTCTCTGCACACGAGAATTGCAAGTCTCAATTGGGGACTCAGTTCATAAATTGCTATCAGATATGAATGAACGGTACAATTTAGGCTATGAGGTTACTCAAACTAAAATTAGACATCCAGTTAATGGTACAGAGTTTTTGTTTTACGGGTTGAAGACGAACATCACTAAAATCAAATCACTCGAAGGCATTGACATTGTGTGGCTGGAGGAGGCAGAGAACATCAGCCAGATGAGTTTGGACATCTTAATTCCGACCATCCGAAAAGAGAATTCCGAAATATGGGTTAGCTTTAACCCGTTTGATGAAAATGATGCAGTCTATAAACAATTTGTTACGCCATATATAAATGAATTAACAATTAACAATAAATATATTGACAACACCAGATACATACTTAGGACCATTTACAGTGAAAATCCGTTCTTACCCGACACTTTAACAAAAGAGATTAATGACTGTAAAGCATTAGACTACCGGAAGTACCAGCAGGTGTGGTGTGGTCATCCAATTGCCGATCACGAAAACAGTATTATAAAGCCAGAATGGTTTGACACTGCAATAGATGCACACCTTACATTAAACTTTAAGCCGAAAGGTGCAAAGGTGATAGGATTTGATCCAGCAGATGAAGGATCAGATAGTAAGGCGTCTGTCAATCGTTACGGTACGGTTGTTCAAAAGATTAATGTTTGGGCAGATGGAAATTTAGAGGAGGCTGTTGAAAAAGTTTATAACGGCGCAGTCCTTTCGAAGACGCAGGAAATAGTTTACGACTGTGTAGGAATAGGAGCAGGAGCAAAAATTAAATTTAGATCTTTTGATCCAAACAAAACTATTCAAGTGACAGGCTTCAGTGGTGGAGCGTCACCAACAAGCGGACATTATAAAGACGACGTCCTTAATAAGGACATGTTCAGAAATTTAAGAGCGCAATATTATTGGTACCTTGCTGATCGTTTTGAATTGACATACAGAGCAATAAAGTTTGGCGAGTACTGTGACCCACAAGAGATGATAAGTATTTGTTCAGACTGTGAGTACTTAGACGAACTAAAGAGTGAGCTAACAAAGATACAGCGCAAGAGAAGCAACACAAATACAATGATCCAAATTGAATCAAAGATAGACATGAAGAAGCGGGGGCTTAAATCCCCCAACATTGCAGACGCCTTAGTATATTGTTTTGCTGATACCGGTGTTAGTAATAAAGAGTTAGAGCCATTGAACTTCGCAAGTGCTTGGTAAGGACAATATGAAAAAAACAAAAATAGATTTAGATGAAATTCATAAAGTAGCGATCAAACGTTATGCAGCCAGTCAACAAGCAGAACGAGACGAGAGAAGTAAATGTCTCGAAGATATGCAATTTGTTTTTGTGCCTGGAAGTCAATGGGACACATTAGAATCTGCAAACAGAAAAGATCGCCCACGTTTTGAAATTAATAAAATTAGAACGCCAGTCAATCAGGTAATTGGTGACGAACGAAATAACAGCATCTCAATGAAAGTGCGCGCCGCAAAAGGTGCAGCGTCAAAAGAAGTGGCTGATCTGTTTAGCGGCTTAATCAGAAATATAGAAAATGTATCTCACTTTAAGGATGTTAAAGATACAGCCTTTAAGGAAATAGTAAGCGGTGGCTTCGGAGCCTGGGCCGTTACAACATCATATTCAGACGAAGATAGTTTTGATCAAGAGATTACGATCAAGGCCATTAAGTCGGCAGCCAGTTCAGTATTTTATGACACTGCCGCACAAGACGAATTAAAGCGTGATGCGATGTGGATTATGGTAACTGAAGATATGGACAAGGAACTGTTCCGATCAAAGTGGCCTGACAAATCTATGTCTGACTTAACAATTCAAAATACTATACTAAGTGATTGGCAGAGTAGAGACACTGTGCGAATTGCAGACTACTGGCTTAAAGTTCCGATCATAAAAGAATTGGCTCAAATGTCTGACGGGTCTATTATAGAATTAAATGAGAAGAATAAAACCGTCTTAGACGAATTGCAACAACAAGGTGTAACAGTTACAAAAACAAGACGTAAGCATTGTTACAAAATTGTGATGTACAAAATTAGTGCAGGCACTGTCTTAGAAGGACCAATGGAGTGGGCCGGTTCAACAATCCCAGTAGTTCCTATCTTCGGTTATAATGTTTGGATTAATGGTAATCATTATTATCAAGGAATGGTCCGCTCAGCAAAAGATGCACAGCGGGTTTACAACTATGCAACATCTCAAATGATAGAAGTAAGCGCGCTCTCACCAAAAGATCCGTATTGGGTAACCGCAAAACAAATGAAGGGTAACGAAGCCTCTTACATAAATTTTAATGTGACCAATTCACCGTTTATGACTTACACCCCTGATGCAGCGGCACCAGGCATTCCAGCGAGAAGCGGCGCACCTACTTTACAACAAGCATTAGTTCAACAAGTGCAGCAAGCAGATCAAGATGTGCAATCAGTAACTGGTTTATATAATCCAAGCTTGGGACAAGAGACAGGCTCAGAGAAATCTGGTAGAGCAATCCTGGCACTGCAAAAACAAGGTAATGCTGCAACATATGAACTAAGTGATAATTTACGCAAGGCAGTAGAATACACAGGACAGATATTAGTTGACCTTATCCCGAAAATATACGACACTGAGCGACAAGTATCCATATTAGATGAAGTGGGAGCAAGTTCACCAATTACAATAAACAAGACTGTAACTGATACGCAGACTGGCCAGCAAGTGATAGTGGCTGATTTAAGTAAAGGAAAATATAGTGTAGTAAGTGCAAGTGGTCCATCATATGCAACTCAAAGAACGGAAGGCTTAAACTTCCTTGCAAAGTTGTCAGAGTCAAATCCAATGTTTGCAAAAGTTGCAACTGATTTAATGGCACAAAGTGTAGACTTTCCTTTCGCCGAAGAATTAACAAAACGGATTAGACGTTCGATGATCAATGAAGGGATTGTAATGCCAGACGAGGACGAACTTAAAGAGCTTCAGGAAAATCAAAAACAACCAACTGCTGTTGAACAATTAAACTTTAAGATTTTACAATTTCAAGCTGAACAACAAGCTGCCATTGTCGATAACTTAGAAACACAAAATAGAAAACTGCAAGCAGATATTGCGCACAAGTATTCACAGGCACAAAAACAGTTGACAGATGTTATCGAAACTAAAGCAGACATTAATAAGAAACTTGACGAATTAGGTAACCCAATTGATATGCCGATTGAAGAAGGCGAGATAATTGCACGCTCAGCAGTTCTGAGAGAATTAAATGAGACGCTTGAGTTAACACAGGAAGACGTTGCGCAAATGCAAAACAATCCAGTGCAGCCAGAAATTGTTAATCCAGAATTAATTCAGGACAACAATAATATTGATTTACCAGACGAGTAATAAATAATAGTTAAGTGAGAGTCATACAAAAACTCAAAGGAGAGCCATTATGTCAGACGCATTAGATACAACACCAGAAGTAATTGCAGAAGCACCAGCAGAAGAAATTGCACCAGAAGCTACACCAGAAGCAACACCAGAAGAAATTGCAGCAGCAGCAGCAACACCAGAAGCTACACCAGAAGCTACACCAGAAGCTAAAACAGTTTCGCAAGACGAATTTAATAAGTTGTATTTTCAGTTAAAGCAAGCTGAACGACAATTAAATGAATCAAAGCAACCTGAAGCTACACCGGAAGAAGCTACACCAGAAGAAGTTGCACCTGAATTAGAAGATTATGATTTTGACGATGAGGCTTATAATAAAGCAACTATACAACATCAAATAGATCAAGGCATTAAAAAAGCATTAGCTGCACAATCTGAAGCCACTGCTGCTACTGCACAAGAGACTGAACAAAATGTAATAACTCAACAGTTTCAACAACGAGCATTAGAATATATGGCAGATCATCCAGACTATAACGATGCAATAGATGCGGCTGTAGGGATTTCAGCTCAGCCTTGTATTCAGGAAGTACTTTTGCGTTCTGAGTACGGACCACAGATGGATCACGCTTTACTTGTTGATCCAGGTCTATTAGATAAGCTAAATAATATGCAACCGTATCAAGCAATAATGGAGCTTGGTCGAATGGAAGATAAGATGCGGACTACACCTGTCAAACAAAAACAAGTGTCTACTGCACCTGAACCAATAAATCAATCATCAGGAGGTGGTCGAGCGTCTGAAGACTATGCTTATAATGAAGAAATGAGCATGGAAGATTATTATGCTGCATCACAAGCAGCAGCAAAAGCAAAAAACGCTAAATAGTATTAACTAGTCAACAAAACTATTTGTACGCAAAACAAATTGTAAAAAGAGTCATTGACAAGCTCCCAGAATTAAAAAATTTACACATAGAAATATGTGTCCCAAATTAAGCAAAGGAGCTTGAAAATGGCTACAAATAGTTTACTTAATCCTGCTATCATCACTAGACGTGCAATGGTAGAGTTTAAGAACGAGATGGTACTTTTAGAAAAAGTTGACCGTCAATTAGACCCACTATTCGAAGGTAAAATCGGTAGTTCAGTAAGTGTTCGTAAACGTGTTCGTTATACAGCTGGCACATCAGCAGACATCACATCAGACATTAATGATTCAATTGAAGGTAAGGTACTAGTTACACTTGACAAACGCAGAGTAGTTGCAATGCAGTTTGACAGCGTAGAATTAGCACTAGACATTGAAGAATTTAGTGAACGATATATTCGTCCTGCAATGATCGAACTTGTACAGCAAGTAGAAACAGCAATTGCTGAAGAATACAAAAAGATCTGGAACGTTACAGGAACAGCTGGTACTAACCCATCTACATTCCTACAAATCGGTACAGCTGGCGCAATTCTGTCAGAGCAAGGCGTGCCAAACGGTATGAACGACAGAAGTATGTTTTATACACCATCTGCTGCACTATCTATGGCAGACGGCTTAAAGAATGTATTCCCAACTGAGATTGCTACTAAAGCAATTGAATATGCTTACATCAGCAAGTATGCTGGCTTTATGGTTTACGAAAGTCAATCACTAGCTACACATACAGCAGGCGTAGGTACTGGTACACCATTAGTTAATGGTGCAGCACAAGTTGTAACTTACTTGAGTGTTAAAGATACGTACGAAAGTACTTTGATTACAGACGGCTGGACTAACAGCACCGCTGGTATCTTACTTGAAGGCGACGTTATTACAATCGCTGGAGTTAACTCACTTAATCCACGCACACGAAAAAGCACAGGCCGTTTACAGATGTTTGTAGTACGAGCAGATGCAACTAGTGGTGCAACAACTGGACCAGCAACGTTAGCAATTAGCCCACCAATTATAACTGCCGGACCAAATGCAACTGTAGACGCAGCACCTGCTGATGACGCAGTAATTACCACGTTAACTGGAGCAAGCGGAGTAACATCTTCACAAAACTTAGGTTTTACAAAAGATGCAATTACTTGTGCTTTCGGTCAGTTAACTAAACCAATCGGTAACGTTCAATACGGTCGAGAAACATTAGACGGTATAAGTGTTCGCTTAGTAGGCGATTACGAAGTACTTGGCGATACCAACACATGGCGTTTTGATATTCTGTTTGCAGTAGTTGCACAGAATCCTGGAATGGCTATTCGACATCTAGGTGCGTAACATCTAGCAACCATAGTGAGCCGAAAGGCTCACTATCATATTAGGGAGAGACTATGATTAATAACGAACATAAAGACTACCGAGTGTGGGTCTATAATAGAATTGATGGCGAGATGCTATCGCAAATTGTAGATGGACCAACAGCTCAAGAATTATATAAAGCAGGATGGAAAATGAGTCCTGCAGAATTTACAGAGGATCCTGCACTTTTAGATAATCCGCAATTCGAAGCACTAGCGGACGACGCAGCTCATTTAATGAACTTTTTACTAAACGTAGACAAATGCGATGACTTTGAAAGACTAAAGGAATTTGCAGAAGGCTTTATGAAATTAAAAGTCCACCACCGAGCAACCGTCAAATCTTTAAGAGTTAATATATTAAGGAAAGCAGACGAATTAGGATTAACAGAAGATGCCAGTAACAGCTAAAGAAATTATAGATGATGCATTCGACGACCTTGAAATTAAAACAGCTGAAGTTGATTTAACAGACGGGGAATACAAAGTAGCAATCAGGCGGTTAAATCGTTTAGGTACTGCTTTTTCTGCTGAAGGTTTATTCTTTGGTTACACTACAATAAACGATAAATCTGATACTGTAACTGTAGCAGAATGGGCCGAAGACTTATTTGTAAGTTATCTTGCAATTAGAATTGCCCCATCGTTTGGGGTGTCAGCATCACAAGAGCTAATAGCAGCCGCAACCACAGCGATGGAGATTGCATTACTTCAATTAGTTCGACTACCAAAACCAAAATTTCCAAATACACTACCAATTGGTGCTGGAAATATTGAATATGACGGCACAAGATTCTTTACTGACACAGCCATTGATGATCTAGAAACATCTATCGATATATTAACGGATGGTGAAGGTAATCCGTTAGAAATTTAATAGAGGAGATTTAAGATGTCAGCAGAACGTGAACTTCCGATCAGTACAGCCTCGAATTTGCAAGAAAATGATTACATTCGAGTAGTAGATGGCGGAATCTCAAAGAAGATGTCCTTTGCTGAATTTTTTCAATTCCTTACTGTACAAGGTGGGTTTGCAAGCCCACTATCCATTACCCCACTGTCAATGGGCGGTACTGGTGCAATTACTGCATTAGCTGCCAGAGAGAATCTGGGGATAGTAATTAACTCAAACATAATGGCTTACGATCAAGACTTAGTTGACATCTCAGCTTTAGATTTAACTGATGGAAACTTTATGGTAGCCAATGGCAGCACCTGGGTCGTAGAGAATGGTCCAACTGTTAGAACAAGTTTAGGACTGTCAATCGGTGTAGACGTTTTATCTCACTCAGATGGCTTAGTCTCAATCGGTGCATTAACTACTTCAGCTGATAAAATGATTTACACAACAGCAAGCAACACTTATGCTGTTACAGGATTAACATCAGCAGGCAGAGACTTATTAGACGATGCAACTGTAAGTGACCAGAGAACAACACTCGGCCTTAACATCGGTACTAATATACAACCGTATCTTAAACATAATAATAGTGCAACTGCTGCGCCACAAGGCACTAACGATACTACAGAAAGCTATGAAGTTAATTCGATCTGGACTGACGTAACAAATGACAAATCATATATTTGTGTTGACCCTGCATCTGGGGCAGCAATCTGGACTGAGATTACTTACGGTGGAGAAATTCCAGATGCTATCTACGATATTAACAAATCAATAAATGGTAAACCAGCAGCAGGCGATAGAATATTATCAATGATTGCACCCAGAGACATAATAGTTTATAATTTATTGGATGATACAGCATTACCAGTAGCAGCCGCAGAGAATGCAAGTTCTGGTACAGCAGTGTTTGAAATACATAAAAACGGAGAGAAATTTGGGGATATAACTTTTACTAACTCAACAACCGGAGTTGTAGACTTAAACCCATTTAGATTAAATCAAGGAGACAAATTTTCAATCGTTGCGCCGAATCCACAAAATTCATCTTTGAGTGATATATCAATCTCAGTACCAGGCATCATCCGACCAACGCAGGGTGGTGGTGATTACGATGCAGCAGTACTTGCAGACAATCCAGATTCATACTGGAAAATGGATGATTTTGGTTTAGCTACCACATTTGTCGATTCAAGTGGAAACGGAAATCATATCCCAACTGTTAGTATGCCAGCAGGATCATTTAGACAGTCATCGTTACCAATTGGTTCAGATGCATCAGTCGAATTTAGTACAGGACACGGATATCTACCAGGATATAGTATAAGAAATTTTACAGCACAAACAATGGAGGTCTGGATTAACATAGCTGGACTACCAGCAACTTACGCAAGCATAATGGGATCAGGAAATAATTTAGGAATGAACTTTTCACTTGCGCTACGTCCAACTGGTCTATTAGAGTTAAATATATACGATGGTGCAACATCATTCATTATAGATTATCCAATAGTAATAAATCGAACTTATCACGTTGTTGCAACAAGAGGAGCAATAAGTGGAAGACGTCTTTATGTCGACGGAATACTAGCAGCAGAAGATCCTTTTACCTCCGGAATGGATGTTCGAAATGACTTTATTGTTGGTAAGCACACAAGTACAGGCGATCAATTTAATGGTAGAGCGGATCAGATGGCCGTGTACAACACAGAGCTAAGTGCAATCAGAGTTCGCGCACATTATGACGCTGGGATTACATAAATAATTAAAATGGAAAACAAAAATGGCTAATAAAGAATTTAATTTACCCGCAGCATTAAACACTAACCTGTCAGCCTCTGATTTTGTTAGAATCATTGATAATAAAACCAGTAAAAAAATATCAATTGCTGAATTTATTCTCTTTCTGAATTCACAAGGTACATTATCAACTGATCACACATTATTAACGAATATAGGTACAAATTCACATGCAGTAATTGATACCCATCTGGCTAATGTTGCAAATCCTCACAGTGTTACAAAAGCACAAGTCGGATTAACAAATGTTGCAAACATCAAAAATAATTTAGCAGGAACAAGCGCGCCAGCAGTAACAGATGATAGTAGTGCAGGTTACAGTATCGGATCAAATTGGTACGTAACTACAAATGACAAAGCATACGTTTTACTTGACTCAACTGTCGGATCGGCAGTTTGGATTGAGACAACAGCTGGTGCGACAGGTGGCATTAGTGATATTGTTCAGGATTTAACACCGCAATTAGGCGGAAATTTAGACGTTAACGGTAAGACAATTGCAAGTGCATCGGCAGGAAATATAGTAATCACACCGGATAGCACAGGCGATTTAATATTAGACGGAATAAAATGGCCACAAGCAGATGGCACAAGCGGCCAAGTATTAAAAACAGATGGATCTGGTCAAACAAGTTGGGTTACAAAAACAGATACAGATACTACTGACCACACCGCATTATCAAATATAGGCACAAATTCACATGCTGCAATAGACACACATATTGCAAACAGTGATATACACAGATCGTTCAAATTAGCAACATCGGCCCCAGGTAGTCCTTCAGAAGGGGATATGTGGCTAAATACAACGACACAAGAATTGTCAATTTACACAAACTCAGTTTGGGAAAAGATGACATACAAAAGCGAACTGGCAAGCACTGCCGGCGACCTCACATTAACAGCCGGTAACTTTTAAGGAGACAACATGGCCAATACAATCAAAATAAAATATGGTGCGATTACAAACACCCCAACAACATTAGCAGATGGTGAGCTTGCTTATTCAAAAGGCAGTGGTAACTTTTTTGTTGGTGTAAACGGAGATGGATCCGTTCAAAAGGTAGGTGGTAAAACTGATGTTGACAAATTAGCATTAGTAGAAGCCTCTGCTGACGTAACTGATACAACAAATGTAACAGCAGCTTTTCCTCTTACTGATGCTACAGCATTAGTTCATGATCCAGCTGATAATACTAAACTTGCAAGAATAGATGTAGGCGCAGTAGCAACTGGTACAACACGAGTACTTACAGTTCAAAATAAAGATACTACTATTGCACATGATGGGGACTTAGTTCATATCACAGGCACAGAAGCTATCGCAGGTGTTAAAACATTCAGTGACAACTTAATAATCACAGGTAACTTAACTGTAAACGGCACAACAACAACTGTTAATAGCAACACTGTTAACATTGCAGATAGTGTTATCACATTAAACAGTGACGAAGCAGGTACACCATCGCAAGACGGCGGTATTGAAATTGAACGTGGCACAAGTACAAATGCATTTTTAGTATTTGAAGAAGCTACAAACTTATGGAAGGTTGATCCTGGGACTGGCACTTTAACTGAACTTTCAGTACTTGGACACACTCACACAGGCGTTTATGAACCAGCTGATGCAACAATATTAAAAGATGCTGACTTAGGCGTTACAGTACAAGACTATAATGCAAACATCGAAACTATTTTGCACAAGTATAATGCAACAGTTGCACCAACAGTTAATGATGACACACTTTACAGTGTAGGCAGCAGGTGGTATGATGTTACAGCTAATAAAGCTTACACATGTCTTGATAACACAGATACAGCGGCAGTTTGGATTGAGATTACAGACATTAGTGGCGGTAGTGGTGAAGCAAATACTTCATCAAACGTTGGTACTGCTGGTGTAGGTATATTCAAACAAAAGACAGGCGTTGATTTTGAATTCAAGAAAATTAATGCAGGCAGTAACCAAGTAACTATAACAGACGATGTTGCAAATAACGAAGTTGATATTGCAATTGTTGAAGCGAATATAGTTCATGGTAACTTAAGTGGATTTGTTGCAAACGAACACATCGATCACACATCAGTAAGTGTAATTGCTGGAATTGGTTTAACTGGTGGTGGTACTATTGCTGCTAACAGAACAATCGACTTAGACGTTAACACTTTAACTTCGGAAACTGTACAAGCTGGAAATACTGATTATATCGGTGTATACGATGCAAGTGCATCTGCTATGCGTAAGATGTTAATTGATGATATCTTAAACGGCGGATCGTTTTAGTAAGTCCCCACTTTATATTTTGGGTACTTTCTAACTGTATAAGT